GGCGTCAAACTCACTTAAAAGCTCTCCTGCAATGCGTCCAAGCTCTCGATCAGGCATTTCTTCGGCTAAATTTGCATAAAAATCGTCACTCATGCCCCTTTGATCCATGGGTTCAAAGTCAATCGTTACACCACCGTCATCTTCCGCAGTAATCTCTATGTCCATATTCTCCGCTTCAACATCCATGTCAACCATCGCCGTTGGCTCCATACTGCCGGGGACTTCTAGCTCTACTTCTGCGGCTAGATCCTCTGGATCAAGCTGTGATGGTATTCCTTTTTCAATAGCCATAGTAACTCCTTTTCGTTACCCTATCATAAACGGTTGATAAGCGCCAATACCTTTTGGACCCTTAAACATATCGCGTGCAATATCAGACAATCCTGCGATACCGCCCTTTGCTTTTTTCTCTACTTTTTTCGGTAGATTTATAGTATACGATAAAAGCTGTTTATCGCCTATCATAGCACCTTTTCTAAATTCTCGAGGGGTATCTAATATTATTAACTCTTCTTCAGCAGGATTACCTACAAACTTTACATCGTCAATATCAATAAGTTTTTCAGTAACTACTTTTTTTTGATCTTTTAACTTACGTAATCCCGCCTGTTCAATTTGAGCTAACGTTTCTGGGTCTTCCAAACCAAAAAGTTGTAGCTCGGTATAGTTCTCTACTCTTCTTACAGGAATTTTACCTGAAGGGAATGTTCGTTTTAACATTCCTTTCATTGCTGCTTCATACGCAGGATAATCCTCATCTGTAATGGCCTCTATCAAAGCATCGCGATCGTTATTAAAAGTATAACGATTTAGTTTTTTACCTAATTCAGGAAACTCTAAAAGAGCCCCCTCTTCATCCATAGCTTCAAATAAAGTGTCAATATCTTTTTTTGAAACCTCGACTGGAGGCACAACAGTTTCAGGTATTTCATACCCTCCTTTATCCTTGCGCTCTAAACGTAACGCCTTACCGTCAGCGCCATACTTGTTAAGAACGTTGAGTATTGTGTCATCAAATACAACAAAGTTTCTATCTTCCGTTTTTGCCGGCACTTCTTTAGCGCTAAAACCGGGAAGACCCGCTGTTGTTTTTCCTGTTCGCCCTTGACGCAAGGAATCGGGCAGATATTTAAGACCATCTATACCTACGTTCCATAAATCAGACGCCGCTACCTCATCCGCCCTTCTATTATTTTCATCTACAAATCTAAGAGCCCCAACAATGTTTAAAAGTTCACTTCTCTCTTTTGGCGATTTATTTTTTAGTATTTGAAAATTAGCTAACTCGTGCAAAATCTCACGACCTTCCGATTGCTCAAACGTCGGTAACTGTTTATTCTTAAACATCTTCTGCGCAGCAACCCGACGCTGTTCATAGAAGTCTTTAAAATCATCAAAGTAAGGCAGAGACTTTAAACGCTCAACCATCTTCGGCTGCTCCATGATATTCTTGTTTAAATCTAAAAAGTCCTCTTTAGTAGACTTAACAAGCGTTTCATAAATAGGACCCTTCTTACCGCGCGGATGTCCGCCTGCATTACGATACCAGTTAGCAATCCCCGGTACATCCGTAAAATATAAACCGTACCCAAAGACTTGTTTACCTTCACCTTTACCTATCTTACCAAGATCAAACTGTTCAAAGTCGTGCCGTGATCCGTGAAGCGTGATAAATCCTTTACCATCATCGGTCGGAGCCTTAAACGAACTAACCGGTAGCGCAAAGAAATCTTCTACCGCTTTTCGTGACATCTGAGGCATCATACCTGCTTTTGCACCAAAACGTGCAAGCAATCCTACAGGCGCAAGCATAGACGCCGTTTCGCCAAGCGCACCAATCCCGCTTGCTATATCTTTCATATCGCTATCAAAAAACTGTTGCGTTTTTGCACCGGCGCTCCGAATAACATTCGGTGGCATACCCGACAAAACAAAATCCATACTTGGTTTTAATTTACGTATCTCAGGAGGAATAAAAGGCGTAATGCCCTCTTCAACACCTTCCGTAAAGCCCTTAGCCCCTTCCTGTATCTTCTGTAAGACGCTCTTTTCTTCCATCAGTAATAGGCCCTTACCTGCACGTTGTTGTCATCCTCATCCCAATCGTCCGTTGGTAGCTGCACAAAATTACCCTGACGATATCGCATCAAAGCCTGTGTCATGCTATCCACAAGGTCATCATACTCCCCATTTGGAAAAGCTGCAACCTCCTCTATCATCTCATCCGCAAACTTTGTGTCTGGTGCGTACACCATGCCTGCTTCAAAAAGAACCGATACAGAGTGCACGCGCGTCACCTTATCATTACCTTTACTCGGTGTAAAGTTAACAACAGGTATACCCATGTTCCGTAGTTCGTGAGTCAAGGGCAAGCCCGTCGCTTTCGCTTCTATAATAATCGTATCCGGCTCCCAGTACTTATATTGCTCCAACGCGACCTGCTTTAACTCAGGAAAGTCCCACCGATCCTTCTGACTATCAAGAAGTATCAACGCCGGGGGTCCCCCTGCTTCTTCCGGATAAAACACTCCCCATGTCGTGATCGCACTAAAGTCCGATGTCTCTCTCTTTGTGAACGCCGTATCGTAACTCTGTATCACATACTCAAGATTGGGTACATTCTCCTGCTCCCACTTCCTCCACCACTCTCTGGGTATAATCGCATTCTCCTCACCCGTCGGATTCTGCTGATACTGCGCGTTCCATTTACTAGGTGGTATTGAAGCGCGTACCGCGGTCAAATCATCAAGGCTCCAGAACTCCGGCCAACAGGGACTGCCATCCTCAAATATCGCCGGTAACTCCACAACTTCCCACTGGTCCGCTAACGCATCTTTTGCCATCGCACGCAGCAACTGTCCCGTCATATCTTTCTCGGACCACCGGGTCTGCACCAACACAATACTGCCGCCCGGCTGTAGTCTCTGTCGGGGGCCCCCAGTATACCAGTCCCACGCATCATCAAAACCCGTGTTTGACATCGCCGTCTGTTCCGAGTGCGGATCATCTATAATTACTAAGTCTCCACCACGACCGGCTAAGTTTGAGCCAACACCAACCGCATAATACATACCTCCCGATGTCGTGTCCCAACGACCGGATGCTTTACTGTCTGCGGACAAATTAACCGACGGAAAGATATCCTTATAATCATCACTGTCTATAAGGTTCTTGGTCTTTCGACCAAAGTTTACCGCCAACTCTGTGGTGTGTGTCGCCTGAATAATCTTCATTTTAGGATTCTTACCCATCATCCACGCCGGAAACAAAAAGCTTGCAAACTCCGACTTGGTATGTCTCGGGGCCATATTAATAATCAAACGCTTCAGCTCACCCCGTGCCACACGCTCTAACTTCTCGGCAATAATCTTATGATGCCGACCCGCAATAAAATCGGGCCACATATTTTTTACAAAAATTAAAAAGTCCTCCTGACACCTTTCGTGCTTTTCTAATTGTGCCAGTCTAAGTTTAAGTTTGGCCTCCTGTTCTGAAACATCCATCAGGGGGCCCCTACAATCTTAAAAAACATATCATCCCAACGAAACGGCTGCATACAATGAAACTCCGGCTTCTTATCTTTCAACCCGTCCATTTTCAAATCTATCGCATCCTCTGCCTTAAACAAAAATAATTCTGCACGCTCCGAGGGCTTCTTCTGCTTCTTTATCAATATCCAACACGAGGCGTGTTTGTGTTTCGTGAGCCATGATACCTGTGACGGGCGCAGATCTACTTTGTCCGTCGTCGTAAACTTGAGCTCAACAAAATGAAAACAACCATGGGTATCACAGAGGAGGACGTCTGGGATTCCGGCTCCGACCCAGTTTTCAATTCGTGTTAGCGACAGCTTTCGACTTACTCTTTGCGCCGCTTCCTTCACTTGTTTGTAAAAGCCGCTCTCCTTCTTCACGGCTATCGTTATCCTCTTCTGGTGTGATGTCGACTGTGACTGGGGCATAACTCTCCTTTATCTCCTTCAATGCTTTCATAACTTCTTCCTTAGACATACTGTCTATGCTCCCGTGTCGTATCTCTGATTTATTAACATATATATCGCCCTGCGCCTGACCGCGTCGATACTCCGCTTGCACAGCCGCCGAATACGCTCCGTTCTGTAATGCCTCGTCCCGAATACGCTGCAAGTCCCTCACGTGTCGCGAAAAAGTAATACTATACTTTTCATCCAGAGCCCGACGATATTCCTTAATCGCATGAACAACGTGCGGCGAGATATTCGGGTTCGTCAACTCATAGGCGCGTGAGTGCGCACTCGTTGCACTGTACCCGGCATTCTCTGCTGCTTCGCGTAACGTGACCTGCCCATCGCGGCTAACAAGCTCGCGGACAAACAGTTCTTGCTTTCGTGTCAAAGGGGTTTTTATGGTGGCGGGTTTTCGACCACGTGTCTCGTAACGTATCCCCGCTTTGCCTAGTTTTCGCTTCCTCATTCTCGGACCTCGGTTGATGGTTAATAAACAGCCTTAATATGCACGTTTTTTAGGCAGTTAACAAGAACCTTTTTTCTGCACAATAAATAGGCATTGTTTCACGTGAAACATTCATATCATTTTTTACATGATTATTTGTGAAAAACATGGCCCTTGTACGCGCGCCGACAGCCACTATGTGCGGACCGAGGACCGCTGTTTTTTTTACCCGATCCCTAGAAAATTGACCCGATATCGGAAGGGACCCGAACAATAAAAATTATACTCGGCACGGGGTGCGCGGTGCGCGGATCGGGGACCAATTCCCGAGGATCTCGGAGCGCGGATCTTGGACAGCTGGCACGGGATCGGGGCGGGGTGGCAGCTGCTCGACGGCGGACGGTACGTTTAGGATCGACGGCGGACGGCGGGCCGTTGCGTGTTTAACTCTAAAAT